TTGTTTCCTGAACTAAGTGTTCCTGTTACGTTTCTACGCAGGGCAGGAATCTGAACAGTGTTATATATCTTCTGTTCGGCTTGTTCAGTAAACATAGCGAGTTGTTCATCAGTGAAAGAGTTCTCAGTGATGTTCTCAATATTTGTTTTTAACTCGCTATAGTTCATAGTTTACCCCATTGGCCCACGAGCCATAGTTCCTTTTGTAGCCGCACCTGTACCACGGATTTTTATGCCCGTAGTTTTAACGCCAGTCATGTTAGGCTTTGGTGCGTGTTTACATGGGTACACACCTTTGTCCTTTTCGACCTTAACTTTTTTCATTCCAAATACATTCATTTTACTACTCCTACGTAATGTTTACGGTAACTTGCCCTAAATAGCTAGTCCCAACTAACGAGTTGGGGCTAAGCCCAAACGGATCAAGTCCTCCGCCTACTGGGTTCCATCCCCATTGGATGTCCCTACTACTATATGGCCCAGCTTCACCAATACTTGTATCTATCCTAGGGTCTCGTATAGCCTGTGGATCATCTACAGGATATTCTCCTAATTTAAGCTGGGGCTGGCTCGGATTCCAACACTCAGGACAGGCTTTAATGTCTGTGTCACGCCCTTTAACTATAAGGTTACGCAACTCTTTGAGTTTGTACTGAAACCCGCAAACATCGCATAAAGCGATGGCTTTCTTAGCGGATGCGAACCTATCCCCCATACTATATTCTGCCTATTTTAGGCACAAAACGCGCAGAAGTTTTTTCACGATCTTCTTGTGCAGCTAGGGCAAATTGTTCGTCATAAATCTGTTTTAACATGCCCACACGCTCAATAAGCTCTGGGTCTTTCATGGCAATATAGTACGCTAGCCCTGCAACCATACAGGGGAAAAACCTAAAATTCATGTCTGCGGTTTGTATACCACTGCCTGCGTCTTCAATACGGCGCATACGCCAGTAAACAAGCTGATAGCTCTGTGTCCCGTCAGGAATAGGCCATACAGTAGCCGCAGGGACTTGTTCCCAATACACAGGAAGTGCTTGAGCACCCGGAATTACTGTATGTGCAACTGCGGTTGTACCTTGTTGTCCTCTAAAACAGTTCTGTAAGACGTTACCGTCAATACTGCCATAGTTTATTATTTCGTCTTCAATCTTTACAAAACCTGCGGGCGGTAAGTCAGACACGCCACTTAAAGTAATAGTAGTGGCTGTACTAGACATAGTAGCTGCTAGTGTGATCCCTACAGGATAAGTTTGCCCGCTGTTCCTATGAATGAAAAGCTGTACTGGTCTACCTTGTGTTAACTTGTTAGGGATAGACGCGTAAGTGCTCACACTAATACGACTTATAGTAAGGTCCGACTGTAACGAAGTGTTACCCGCACCTGTGCGTATTTGATGCTCCATTAAGTCAATGGTATCGTCAGGTAAGGCATACGTTGATTGCCCTTGCACGAGGTCAAGAGAGCCTTGCTCTATTGTCCACATGTTAATACCACGGTTTTGCCACTCAATCGTCATTAAGTTCATAGATCGACGAGCAGTACGTAGGTCATAGCCTGAACGCAACTCGCGGCCTGCACGTTCCCACGCTTCTTCAGCGATCTCCGTGAAGTCCATATTGAATGTAGTGGTACCTGATGTTGTCATGAGAGTGCCCATTCTCCTGAAAAGAATGCGTCAACTTCTTTTAAAAGAACTGCTTTACTCTTACGACGGTCCAACTCGATATTATACTTACGCATAAGTTTCTCAAGCTGTGTTTTAGACATGTTCGAGTAGTCAGGAACTTTAGGAGTCGCTGCTTTCTTAGGTTTTTTGGCAGGTGTAGATTTGACACCCATAGATGCGAGCTTAGCCTCGGCCTGTGCTTTAGTCATCAGGTCGTAGACTTTAATGTCGTAGGTGTCATCAGCTTGTTTAACACCTATTTGGTATACTGGCTCTCCTGTTGAGAACCTACCGTTCTGAAAAATCTCCATCACTTTTTCCCCTTACGTTTGGCTGGGGATACTCTACGCGGCTTACCCGCAGGTTGTCCCAAGCGTTTCTTTTCTGCTACCTTCTTACTCTTCTCAGCGCTAGACATCTCACCAGAAGTCTTAGGAGTCTTAGAAGAAACTCGTTTAGAAGGTCGGCAATAGGGGGTTCCTCGCCCATCTCCTTTCTTCCTACCACAAGCCTTTCCGGTGCTAACGTCTTTCCAGTCCTCGTTAAACCAGCGTTTTAATGCTGCTCCTTTGGCTGTCTTACGTATTTTACCACCAGACTTGTAGTACGTACGCATTACTTACCAGCCTTTTTCTTCCGGCATTTAGCAATAGCGCCCGATGCGTACGCGGAAGGAAAGACTTTATAACTCGCCTTTACCTTCCTATAGCACGAATCTTTTACAGAGCCGCCCTTTTTGTAGCCGCATCCACTACTGCTTTTCTTATAGTAACTACGCATTATGCGCCCTTCATTGTTACCATTTTGGCTTTACGGACGCCTTGCTTAGCCATACCGCAACCACGAACCTTGCCGCCCTTTTTCATCATAGGCATAGCACCGCCACTGCCTTGACCCATACCCATTGGGGCACGTTTTTTCTTTTTAACGGGCATTGGACCGCCTGTCATAGGGTTGTCCCCTGCCATAACACCACCAGCACCTTTAGGGCTAGGCATAGGGCCTCCTTTAGGACCACCGCCTACATTAACGCCACTATCGTCGTACGGCGCACGTGGAACAGGTTTTTTCTTCATCTTTTTTCGAGGGCCTGATTCAGGTACATTAGCCGTCATCCCACCCATGTTGTATTTTTTCGCTTTCATCACTTTATCTCCAGTTTTTTAACAGTTCCATTTCCGCAAGCTCTTGTTAATACGACTGTTCGGATCGTTAGCCGTCTTAGAACTTGTGTTACGCTTCTTCATTCCTTTCATGCGAGCGCAAAAAGACTTGCGTCTATTCGCAGCCTTGGAGCCTTTCTTCAGTTTACTAGGTTTGGTAGTTACCGCAGTCTTTAATTTACTGCCGGGATTTGCCCGTTTGTAGCTATCCACACCCTTCTGATTAAGACCACCAGACTCACTCTTACCTTCCTTACGAGTCCAAGCGGCAGACTTTTTAACCGAGCCTCCGCTTTTATAGTAAGAACGCATAACCTACTCCAATATCAGAGTTATTTTGTTACCAGAACCAGTAAGTGCGGCAACAAAACAGCCTTCACGCGCTAATATACCGTCTGCGGGTATATACACGTCATTCCAGCCTGTAGGTAATGTAAGGTCCAAAAGGATGTCCCCACTAGCAGTACCATTCCGTAACTGGAACGTACACGCGGCGGCGGCATTGACCAACACACCCAATATACGGGAGCGGTTTGGACCAACAAGAGCAGCAGTGTCACCCTGCGAGAAGTTAAATGCGCGTACTAAATTAGCAGCCATGTTATCACCTCTCGTTTACGGTTGAATTGCAGTATTAAACGCCTGTGCATACATTACAGTAATTACTGCACTACCCGCAGTAGTTGCTGCGGAAGAAGTAACAGTTAAACGCTCGTCAGAAGTTCCTGTGTTACCCCAAACAAGGGTTCCACCACCAGAAACACCAAGAGCCTTGATGCCTACGGTTGTTCCTGAAGCGAGAGTGTTAATGTATGTAGCAGCGCCACCAACAGTATCACCAACACTAATGTTAGTAGTAGCGTTAGCTGCAACAGCCAAGTCAACAATAATGTTAACGATTTTAGAGTTAGCGGGAATGACCATATCGGTGACGACCGCAGCAAGTGCACCGCCAGATAGATCGGCTGTATAGGATTGACACATCACAACGTAGCCGACGTTTGCTACGTCAGTACCTACTGTGGTGCCGTTAGTGTTACGAATGTTGCCAGCCCGAATAGGACCAGAAAATGTAGTAGTACCCATGTTAATCTCCTGTCTTGGGTTAGTCAGCTACAGTATGTAACTGTCAGGGATTGGTATCTTATAGCACAAAAAGTAATGGGGGGCAATAGTTGCCCCCCACACTAATTACGCACCGGGTGATCCGTAAATTCCTAGTGGGTCAGAAACCCCGAAGGAATAACGCTCACGAGCCTTGTAGCGCGAGTTGCCCGTGTCAAAATCTGCATCCATAGATGTAGACATTGGCGTACGAACAAAGTGCTTCAGGCCGTTCGGCACATCAGTCATCAAGAACCAAGCATTNGTGTCTGTGAGGTAGTGGTTAACGGCATATCCTTCAGGGATAGAACCGTTGTTGCGAAGAGCGTTAATATCGTTATCCGCAGTACCTACACGACCATCAGTGTCCAACAGACGAGTTGCAACGAATTGCAGTGCTGGTGGAATGATTAGCTTCCGTGGCTGAGCAGCGATCAACAATCCTCGCTCATCTGTCCACTGGCTAATACCAATAACGGCGGCTTCAAGAGAAGTCTCGTTAAGGTCAGCCGCAACAGTTGGGCGGTTCGCGTTGGTGCCACCAGAAACAAGTGGATGCGCTGTTGAGAGCAATGGCTGTCCGTCACCGTAAGTGGTGCCAGCAGCAAATCCATTGTTCAAAATAGACGCAGCTTTAACTTGCTTAGTGTACGCCATTGCACGAGCTAGGGCCTTTGTATAACGAGCAGACAGTGAGTCATACAAGTTATCTTCGATGGCTTCTTCAGTAATACTGAACCCCATCGCAACCGTCTCATGCACGTAACGTGCACTCCATGCTTCTTGAGCATTGTCATATTCGATGGCTGAGCCTTCGTCCTTGACAGGTGCTGCTGAGAAACCGGATAGCTTAGTTTCTTCCTCAAACGAGCGATCTGAAGATTCTGTTTCAAAAATTTGGGCGTGCTCTTCGCCGTATTTTGCATATTCCAACCCAAACAGTGCGTTTAGACCGGGAAGTAGCTCTTTAAGGAGCTGGGCGCGTGAAATAGCCATTAGTTATCCCTCCTAGACGCCAGTGAGGTTGTTCATTTGATGCCCTGCGTTCCATTTAACGAGTGCTTCAGTGAACCCACCGGATGAGTTTTTGGTTTCCTCTACAAGTTCCACAATACGCAAAGGTAAAGTGTTCGTTGTAGCGGTCGTGTCGGAAATACCACATCGTGAATTTCCAGTAGCAGTATCGCCAGCGTTGTTGATCATTGCTACGTTTGCACCCAAATCAGTGATCGCTAGATCGCCAATTACTGGCGTAGCGCCAGCAGCGGATGAAAGTACAGCAACTTTAAACAACACATCAGTGCCATCAGCGACGTAAGCCATGATGTCAGATGCAGCGGTGTTTGCTGGGTAATATTGGCTGAATAGCTGATAGCCCAGTGAGGGATCAGTATAAGTACAACCAAGAAATACACCAATAGGCGTCATTGCTGCATCAGCAGTATCACGTTCTACGGTGCCTCCGGTAACAAGTTGTACAGCGTCACCATTAAAGATGTTCGTGTTATAACCACTCGCAATGCTATATTGACGAGTTACGCCCACGAAAGGTACGCCGCTTACAAGTTTAACCGGAACTAGCCCTGATGGGCCACTTACAGTTGGGTAAGCCATGTTAAGCTCCTAATTTAAGTTCCGTTTCCGAAAGTGACCTTCGTCTTCCTGTCATTAAACAGGGGCATACGAGGATCATTTTCTCTCATGAGACTGTTGTCTACGGAGTGCATCTGGGAGTCTGTCTGCTGTTGATAGTGTGCAGACCTCTCTTGAATTAATTCCGCTGGAGCTTTACAAAGCATCAACCCGCCAATCACCACGTTGTCTTTGAACCGTTCATTTTCAACGGCAACCAATGTGATTTCTGGATGATCTACTGCCTTTACAGGCTCCCAACCTTCTCTTATTTTCGAGGATACATTCGTGGCGTCTACTTGCCCTTGCGTGCTTACACGAACCCAATGAAATTCATAACCCGGCTCGGGATTTGGAGATGGTAACACCTCGGGACGCGTCCAAGCCTTTTTGCGGATCGTTTTTTCTTGTGTTTCTAGTTCACGGTCAATTCTGTTCGTAGCCATTATTGTTTCCTCATATCTAGTGCAACCTGTTTGGCGTATTGTTCGGGAGTCAGTCCCAAGCGTTTAGAGAGCGTTAATTGTGTTTGCGTTAACCTAACTTTCTTAGGCGAAGTGCTCCGCGTAGCGGGTGCAACCACATTTGACCGTTTCCTCGGCTTTTCTACTTCCTCCCCCTCGAAATTCTCGGGGAATAACTGTCGCATACGAGAATCAATTCTCTCGTAGTAGTCATCACTCTGAGGGCTAACGCCCTCGTTGACAAGTTTATTATGCAACCCCAGCGCGTAACTTGTCATCTCTACGTCTTGGTTGAACCAGCCGTTCGCGTCTTGCCACGCTTGTGCTCGTTTATCAACCTCCACTGGCGGTGGGGTGGTTTCAGGTACCATTTTTACATTAGTTTCATCTTCTTGTAAAGCTGGTAACTTGAAATTATTTAACCTATCGGCCTTAATCTTGGCATTTGTTAGGTTTTCTTGTGCAGAAAGAACGCCGTCTGAGTCTCCGGCTTCATACGCCTCTTTATACTGCTTTTTAGCAGATTCTAGCTCAGATACTGCACTTCGCTTAGCTTGTTCAAGCAAAGCTGTTTGGTTTTTGTTTACGTTGGACTTGAGTTTTTTATTCTCTTCCACAAGTTGTTGAGATAGTTTCTCCAACTCTTCACGTTCCCGAAAGGCCGCTTCTTTAGCACGGCGCTCGTCGTGATAACCCTTACTGAAGTGTTGTATACGCTTACGGACTTTCTCCGAATAGTCTTCCAACTCGTCTTCAGTAACGTCTTCTGGGGGATCAGACGGCTTACGGTTTCGATCAGCCTTGGGCGTATCATCAACCACTTCAATTTCATATTCGTCGTCATCAGTATCCACTTCACTTTCAACGACAGACTCAGATTTCTCAGCTTCGGCTTTAGCTTTCTTGCCTCCAATGTCCACTTCGATAGCACTGGAACCCTCCACTTCGATGTTCTGTTTTTCTTTTGTCTCCTCATCAGGAAACTCGTATTCTACTTTTTGAAAAGGCATGATTTTTCTCCTATACAGCCATAATGCCACGAGGATCAGGGATTACAGCTTCCACAGAATCGTCGTTCATTAATCTAAATTCTTTCCCGTTAACTTTGAACCGTGTGCCTGTGTTCATACGAAACATCACATAGTCCCCTTCTTTACACCAAGGGCCTTCAGGGAAACGGTCTTTGTCTGAATAGGCATCTGCCCCCATATCTATAACAATACCCATAATCGACATGATGTACTCTTTGTGCATCTGGTCAGTTGTTTTAAGTAGGGTACTGCCTTGGTAATATTCTTCGACATCGGGTAGGGCTATTAACAAACGGTAGCCAGAAGGTTTGGGCATTTGTGCTTCCCATTCCTCGTCGCTGACTTCACGTTTACTAGTTTCGGCAATAGGTTCAGCTTCTGCTGCTTCTGCCGCCATCTTAGCTTTTAGTGCATCAGGTACTTCAATAGTCTGAGTGTTATTCATCTTGATCATCCATATAGTTACGCGAGAGGTCCTCAATGTATTGCTTGCTGGCTTCGAGACCCCGAACTAAGCCAACAATCTCCTTGTATCCTGCGAAGTCTTTAGCAGACCCCCCAGCAAGAAAACTAGTTGCAGACGAAATATCTTCGTCGAGTTTTTGTTTAAGCACGTCAAAGACGGTTTTAGCCATTATTCACCTCGTTTAGGCTTGTCAGCCATCATCCTCGCAAGCTCCAAATCGAGCTTGTTGTTTTCATGGCGACGAGTCGCCGCTATACGAACGCCTTCTTTCTTAGCGTCCAGTTCTAATTCCTGTTTATCCAACTTCAACTTCTCTGCATCAAACATTGCATCAACTTGGTCTTTCTGTGCTCTACGCTGCAAGTCTGCCTGTTTGATCTGCGCTTCTTGCTGATCCTTTGCGGCCTTGCGCTGTACTTCCTGCCCTTTGAGCTGTAGCTCGGCTTGTTTCTGCTGGAAGATAGGGTCCTGCTGTTGCTGTTCCGCTTGCTTCTGCGCGGCTTCTTGCTGATGCCCCTGCATAAGTTGCGCCCCTGCCTCTGCTACCAGACGTGACAAATCCACTTCGATCTGCTCTGGTAACTCTTCGCCCGGAGGTGGTAGCGGTGCTCCCAACTTCTCCTCGATCTGCTGGCGATACTGGAACCCAAGGTGCTCTGCAATGTGCGCTTGTAACGACGCCATAATCTGCTGTGCTTGTGGGTTCTGTCCGATCATCTGAGCAACCTGTGGGTCCTGCATAAA